ATCCCCCCTATTAGACCCAAAAAACCCCTATATAAGGGGGGATACGGGAGGGGGGAGGGGGTACCCATACCGTATAGGGGGGTATATGGGGGGTCTGATTATTATATTAGGGGGAGTGGGTGTAATATAATAAAGAAGGGGAACTATTGTCCCCCCTCTATTGTGTCTGACTCCATAATGAAGTCCTCATCCTCGGTTGGTCCACTTAGCGTGTCCGAGGGGGAAGAACAAGAGCTTCCGCATTGTTCACATTTACAATTACAGTTGTATGTATTATGTGTTGTTGTGTTTGTGCATCCGATTAATAAAAGGGATGCAAAGAGTGTTAATAAAATGTTTCTCATATTATATAAATACATTTGGTGGTTAATTTTATTCGCCATATCTTTGTGTTGGTGCTTTATTGTTTGGGGGAAATATATAAGCAGGGTGGAGTATACTCGGTCCCGCATGTAACGTTACAATAGTACAAAGGTCGGGCAAAAAAAGTTAGTATCCAATTTTTTTATTTGAAATGTTTGCCGTATATTTGTTGAATGTTCAAATTTATAACAACCCTTTTACACAAAGACCTTCACCCTTTAAATGAGGCGGCAGTTCGAATCACAAAGAACAAGTGGTTTGATTTTGCCCGTGGTATTCAAACATACCCAAGTGGCAAGTTTAAAGTTACAAGAATGAGAATGGTTGATGGGGAGAATGTTGTTGATGTTGAGGTAAAGATTACAAGCAAAGATAAATCCCCAAATAGAGTTGATGAATCAATTCAGTTCTTTATTCCAAAGAGTGAGTTGATTGAAAGACTCCACTTGATTGGGATTAAAAACTATAAGCTCGGAACAGTTAAAATGAAATGGCTATGAGTTCCCTAATTTTAATATTCTCCGTAGCATTTGTCTTTAAGGTCCTTGGTGTTGCAAAGCAAGGAATCATTAAGGGCATATGGGAATCCATCGAAATGGTTGGAAGAATCATTGGGTGGATTGTTGGAATATTATTGCTTATCATATGTGCAGTTATTGGAATATTCCTTATCTTTGGTATTGTTCGAGGAACCCTTATTCTTATTACACTTTCAATTTTAATCTATTACATATATGGTCACATTAAAAACAGATTTACAAAGCTTATCCAAAAAAGAGATTAAGGTTCTCAATGAATCCCTCGTTGAGGCTTGTGCCAAATATATGGGTAAGAAAAAGGGAGTGAAGGTGAGAATGATTGGTCGTGGTAATAGGTACTACGGTCAGTATGACTATGATAAAAATGTAATTAAGATTTGGAAGAAGTCATGTACTAGCATACATGGTTATGTTAGAACCTTTGTTCATGAGTATGCTCACGCAAAACAAAGAGGTCTTGCTAAGAACTATACAGTTTACCACTTTAAGTATGGTTATTGGGACAACCCCTACGAAGTTGATGCTCGTAAGAAAGAAGGAGAGTATCGTTCTGTGATTTGGAAAGAGGTGAAGAAACTATACAAACAAAAACTTGACATCTAAGTTGTGGGACTCTCCTGTTAATGTGAATACTTTGTAGAGTCCTTCTATATCTGAAAGGAATTTATCAAACCTTTCTTCCCCAAGTAATGAGTATATTCTAAGGAGTCCCATAATCTTACTCTCAGTTTCCTCGAACTCATTATCTTTTGTGGAGAAGAATACATATAGGGTTTGGTCCTTTTCTTTTACCTCTACCTTTTTTGCAGATGGAATATGTTTCTTAACCACCTTGAAAAATTCCTGTTCTATTCTTGTCATATCAGTGTTTGTATATAACTATCGATTACTGTGATTGGGGCCTTACTTGTCTCGTACTTATTAAGTTCCTCTTGTATGGAGGAGAAATCATAAGAGGTAAGTATCTTAACATCCCCTTGGAGTTTACTCTTAAACTTTGTATACTCCATCTTTCCCACCTTTTTATTGTCCCTGTCCTTGAAAATGACAATTGTATTGTTGTCTAATTCTTCTATGTCCTTTCTTAGGGTCCTTAAATATAGTATTATGTCAGGATAGGTTTCCTTGCTGGCAGTAGTGTTAGGGGTAATTTTGTTCATAAATATATGTTAAAAAATTTGATTTTGTCAAAATGTCAGTTGAGTGTCAGGATGGGGATAATCCCTTTCCCCACTTTTTACCACTCTACTAACATATAAATATAGTCATTATTGTTATATAGACAAGTGTAGTTTCTCCCACAATTTACCACTGGTGATATCTGTATGACCACTTATGAAATAGTAAAAGTGAAAAAAGTGGTCCTCTTGATACTGTGAGAAGGGATTTTTTTAATATACATATTTTCCAGCTAAAAAAGTAATGTACTATGTACATAGCGGTGAGGGACGTTAGTCCCCTTTAAACAAGGACTATAACCCCTTGCATATGTCTACTTCAACGGACCTTCTAAGGTTTTTCCCTTAGGATTAGACACATTTATGTGGACAACTATAGTGGTGGTAAAGTGTGGGAGTTATTTTAAATGTCACAAAGTGACCTGTTACAAACTCCCCTAATTGTCCACCATATTTTATACCCTTTAGTATAATACCTCATAGTATATTCATTATCCCTTATAGGGATTTACTTACTACTTTCATATATTATTTAAAAGGGTTACTTATTGTCCCCTAACATTATGTGTCTTTCTTTAGTGGGGGAGAATTAATAAGATAAACGAATGGACCCATTAGTGAAACGGAACGTTAGTGTAGTGGAACGATTACGCAGTAAAATGGGGGAATGAGATTATCTTATTAATTATCTACCACAAATGTGATTGACATCTTATTACGTCCGAACATTCTACACAGTTGATATAGTGTATCAGTTTGGAAATTTGTCTTTGTCCCCTGTTCGAATTCTCTAATGAATCGTAGTCCGAGGCCTGACTTTTCAGCAAGTTCTTTCTGACTTAACTTTAACATCTTTCTTCTCGTCTTTACAAAGTTCCTGAGTTCTAATAGGTAATCATCCTCATTCTCGTTCTTTAGTTGCGTGTGATAGAAATAGTATGGTTTGATTCCCGCTTGATTTAGTAATACATTCCCGTCATTGATGAACTTATTAATCCAAAACAACTCCTTATCATTTGTATATTTGTTTGGGAAGTTTTGTTCTAATATAACTAATACGGGACTTTGTCCATCCTTCTTTAGAAACTTAACCCATTCATTTACTTTATCATTATGTGACTTCTCATTTATATGTGCAAATGGTCTATCTAACCCCACCTTTGATTGTCCCACATATACTGGCTTATTTGTATTCGGACAATATAATCCGTAAATCATCATTTGTTCCATAATTATACCCTTTACATTATAAATATATACAAATATACGTATATTTTATAAAATATCAAACTTTAAGGGTATAAATTTATATTTCATTTCTCTTTATTACTATTTTTGTCATTAAAAAGAAATGAAACTATCTTTGTATTTATAATCATATGAAATATCTTATCACCGAATCTAAATTAAAATCCTTCATTAAGGATAAGTTTGGACTTGACTTCACTGGTGATATTGAGTTGGACCCGAACATATATAAGATATTAAATGATTTTGATGAGTGTGTTTCTTATGGGGGTTTACATAAAAGACGCAGTTCAGATAACTACGGACCGATGTATCTTATTACCATTGACGACCATTTTAAAATACTATATCAAAAGAATTATATAACAGGTATGGATTGGATTATTAGTAACGGGTGTGATGTTTATGAGGAGTCTGACTTTATGGATTTACTTGGTATTCGCCCGCTTGGGATAACTATGGAACAATTTCTTAATTTATATATATGAAATATCTTGTAACAGAATCACAATTTGATAAAGTAATCTTTAAGTACTTGGACAATCAAGACTTTGTTAAAGATGTAACACCGAAAGAGATATTCTTTCTTAACTCAATTAATGATGAACAAGGTGTTATTGTATTTGACAAGAAGAAAGGTATGTTATATATAAGTTTTGATTTAGTTAATGAGATTGCAAGTTTCTTCTCCATATCTAAAGTTCATTCTTCTAATTTAATAACCGATTGGGCTCAAGGTTATATTGACCAACGTATTAGACTCAATTACATTGCCGCAACAAATCACAGGGGATTACTTGCAAGGTCATATCACTCAAGAACATAATATTTATCCTATATGAAATATCTAATCACCGAATCACAATTAGACAAAGTAATCTTTAAGTACTTGGACAATCAGAACTTTATTATAAGAAATTCAACTAAAACATCTTTTGGGGTTAGCAATATAATTCACTTTCTTAAATCTGAAAGTTCTTTCCGCGCTGATTCATTAATTAATTTCTATAGAGATGGCGAGTGTTTTATAAATTTTGAATTGATTGATGAGATTGCCAAATTCTTTTCATTGGATTTTGATGATTCAAAATATGTTATTGCCAGATGGGTTGGATATAAATTGGATACGGGAGTTGGGGAAGTACACGTTAGATAGTAATTAATATTTATATCATATGAAATACCTAATAACAGAATCTCAACTTGATAATATAATCTTTAAGTATTTGGATAACCAAGACTTTATTCAGTTTGAAAGGAATGATAGTATATACTTCGTCAACTCGGAAGGTGACAGATATCCTCAAATTAGATATGATAAAGATGATAATTGGTGTATAATTTATTATGGATTAGTTAGAGAAATTTCTACCTTCTTTTCTATGAAAGGTTCTGATTCTGAGTCACTTATAGGTAGATGGGTTGAAAATACCCTCCAAATGAAAGTCAAAAACATCTTTCGTGGTGATTACTACGAATTAACCGAGGTTGAGAATACCTAACTAATATATTTATTCTATATGAAATATCTTATAACAGAATCACAATTAGACAAGGTTATCTTTAAGTACTTGGACAATCAGGATTTTATTATTAAGAAAATGTCTAGTGATAATATAACTTACTTCGTTAATTCAGAAAATGATGAATTTTCGGGCGGATTAATCCAATACTATAGAAGTGGTGGTGAGTGTGTCATAAGTTATGAGTTAATCAATGAGATTGCCACATTCTTCTCTATGGAATTTGATGGTTCTAAATATGTTATCGCCAGATGGGTTGAAAATACTTTGGATAGAAGAGTTAAAGAAATTATAATTAGGTAGATAGTAATTAATATTTATATCATATGAAATACCTAATCACCGAATCACAATTTGATAAAGTAGTCTTTAAGTACTTGGATAATCAGGACTTTATTCAGTTTGAAAGGAATAATGGAATCTACTTCGTTAATTCAGAAGGAGATAAATATGCTCAGATTAGATTTGATAAAAAATATGGTTGGTGTGTAATTTATTATGAATTAGTTAATGAAATTTCCGCCTTCTTTTCTATGAAAGGTTCTGATTCTGAATCAGTTATAGGTAGGTGGGTTGAGAATACCCTCCAAATGAAAGTCAAAAACACCTTACGCTCTTCAGTTTTGTTATACGAAATCAGTTGAGAATACCCTCCAAATGAAGGTCACAAACACCCGATTCCATTACGAGCACATTGAGAATACCTAACTAATATCTTACACCACCACTATTTTCCACTCCCCGTTATAATCCTCCACAAGACAAGTGGAGTTTTCACAAAAGTCACCTGAATTCATATAATCACTTTCTAATTTCGGATGATGAATATGCCCACACACGGCAACATCATATCCCTTTTGTTTTGTTAGACCCTTTGCGTTCTCCTCAAAATCTGACACAAAGTTAATTGCCCCTTTTACAGATTGTTTTACAGAGTTTGCCAGTGAATGATATGGTAGATTAAACTTCTTTCTTATGTAGTTGTATATTGTATTTAACTTAATAACAAAATCATATGACCATCCACCAATTACGGCAAGCCATCTTGCTTTCATTATAACAAAATCCAATACATCCCCGTGGAAACAAAAGTATGTTCTTCCATCAATACCATAATGAACATACTTCCTTACAATCTTTATATTGTTTAATGTGAATGGAATGAATGGTTTTAGAAAGTCATCGTGGTTTCCTCTTATGTATATAACCTCCGTTCCTTTCTCTGACCTCTTCATAAACTTTCTGAATATCTTTGTGCAGTCCTTCTTCCACTTTCCACCATTCTTCAGTGCCCAACCATCAATTATATCTCCGTTAAGAATTAGTTTATCTGATTGGTTATCCTCTAAAAACTTTAATATCTTCTCTGTCTGTGATTGTCTTGCACCA